TTGCAGAACGTCGAAAATCAGAAGAGGGAATCGTCCACGGATATGCCCTCGACCTCGATGCGGCACGAAACCAGATCGGGTGCCGCCTTTCTCGCCTCAGAAGATGCTGCGGTGCAGGAGGAATTCCTGAACAGTCTGAGTGAGCAGGAATTGATGGCGCTGCCATACCTGTTCGATTTCTGGGCCATGGATCATCAACTGCCCCCCGAAGGCAACTGGAAGAACTGGGTCATCATGGGCGGGCGCGGCGCGGGGAAAACCCGCGCCGGTGCCGAATGGGTGCGCGCGCAGGTCGAGGGGGCCAAACCGCTGGACAAGGGGCGCGCAAGCCGCGTGGCGATCATTGGCGAAACCTTTGACCAGACACGCGACGTGATGATCTTTGGCGAAAGCGGCATCCTGGCCTGTTCGCCGCCCGACCGGCGACCGACATGGCACGAGGGGCGCAAGACGCTGACCTGGCCGAACGGGGCCACGGCGCAGGTGTTTTCGGCCTTTGACCCGGAATCCCTGCGCGGGCCGCAATTCGATGCGGCCTGGGTGGACGAGTTGGCCAAGTGGAAGAAATCGCAGGACACATGGGACATGCTGCAATTCGGGCTGCGGCTTGGCGACAATCCGCAGGTTTGCATCACCACGACCCCGCGCAATGTGGGGGTGTTGAAGCAGTTGCTGAAATTGCCCTCGACCGTGGTCACGCATGCCTCGACCCAGGCGAATGCGGCGAACCTGGCAGAGAGTTTCCTGGAAGAGGTTCAGGCGCGCTACGCTGGCACCCGTCTGGGGCGGCAGGAGCTGGAGGGTGTGCTGTTGGAGGATGCCGAAGGCGCCTTGTGGACCAGCGGGATGTTGGAGGCCCTGCGAGTGGACACCCCGCCAGAGCTGGACCGGATCGTCGTGGCGGTGGACCCCGCAGTGACCGGGGGCAAATCCAGTGATGAATGCGGCATCGTGGTTGTGGGCGCGCAAACTCGCGGCCCGGTGCAGGACTGGCGGGCATGGGTTCTGGAGGATGCCAGCGTAGCGGGCACCAGCCCCACCGGCTGGGCCCGCGCCGCGATCCGCGCGATGGAGACATGGGGGGCGGACCGTCTGGTGGCCGAGGTCAATCAGGGCGGTGACTTGGTGGAAGAGGTCGTGCGGCAGGTCGATCCGGTGGTGCCCTTCAAGAAGGTCCATGCCAGCCGCGGCAAGGGCGCGCGGGCCGAGCCGGTGGCCGCGCTATACGAGCAGGGACGGGTGCGCCACCTGCGCGGACTGGGCGATCTGGAGGACCAGATGTGCCGTATGACCGCCCATGGATACGAAGGCAAGGGCAGCCCCGACCGCGTGGATGCGCTGGTCTGGGCCTTGCACGAGTTGATCATCGAGCGGGCTGCGAAATGGCGCAATCCGACTGTGCGTTCCTTATAGGGGGTACGGGGCATGGATTTGGAAAGGGCGGTGCGCTGTGGCGTGCCGCCCTTTTTGCGTTTCAGGGGGGGGCGTTCGGTGGGAGTTGCGCGTGTGGGACATGCAAGGATTTGAAATCGTGAGTGTTTTCAAGACGCGCACAGCGCGCGCACAGGTTTACTTTCTTTAAACCCTTGGCCTCAGGTTGTGTTCAACGGGCCGGAAACACCGCGGCCCATGAGCGACAAGACGGCCGGTCCGACCGGCCTTGCAACCAGAGAAAACGAGGAGCAACACGGGATGGTATTCGATTTCTTTCGGCGGGGCGCGACAGATCAGCTGCCCGAGCAGAAGGCCAGCGCCACCGGCAAGATCACCGGCGCCATGGTTGCGCTTCAAGGTGCGGGGCGCGTGGCGTGGAGCCCGCGTGATACGGCATCGCTGACCCGGACGGGGTTCAATGGCAATCCCGTCGGCTTTCGCTGCGTCAAGATGATCGCCGAGGCCGCCGCCGCGCTGCCGCTGGTGCTGCAAGACCGCGACCGCCGCTATGAGCAGCACCCGCTGCTGGCGCTGGTCAATCAGCCGAACCAGGCGCAGGGCCGTGCGGAGCTGTTCGAGGCGCTGTTCGGCCAACTTTTGCTGACCGGCAACGGTTATGTCGAGGCTGTCGGCGGTGACGATGCCGTGCCGATGGAACTTCATGTGCTTCGCAGTGACCGGATGTCGGTGGTGCCAGGCAGCGACGGTTGGCCCGTGGCCTTTGAATATGCCGTGGGCGGGCGCAAGCACCAGTTCGATGTGCGCGGCCCGGTTCCGCCGGTGGTGCATCTGAAAAACTTTCACCCGCAGGATGACCATTACGGGTTCAGCCCGATGCAGGCGGCGGCCATGGCGGTGGATGTGCATAACAGTGCCTCGCGTTGGTCCAAGGCTTTGCTGGACAATGCTGCAAGGCCCTCGGGCGCGATTGTCTACAAGGGGATGGACGGGCAGGGCACGCTGTCGCCCGACCAATACGACCGGCTGGTGGGCGAGATGGAGAGCCACCATCAGGGCGCGCGTAACGCGGGCCGGCCCATGCTGCTGGAAGGCGGGCTGGATTGGAAACCGATGGGGTTCAGCCCTTCCGACATGGAATTCCAGAAGACCAAGGAAAGCGCCGCGCGCGAGATCGCACTGGCCTATGGGGTGCCGCCGATGTTGCTGGGAATTCCCGGCGATGCGACCTTTGCCAATTATCAAGAGGCGAACCGTGCCTTTTATCGGCTGACCGTGCTGCCTTTGGCAATGCGGGTGGCGGCAGGCGTGTCGGACTGGCTGTCGCGTTTTGTTGACGAGCCGGTGGAGCTGCGCCCCGATCTGGATCAGGTGCCCGCGCTGGCCACCGAACGCGAGGCATTGTGGCGCCGTGTCGGGGATGCTGATTTCCTGACCCCTGCCGAGAAACGCAGCATGTTGGGCCTTCCGGCGTTGAGCGAGGCAGGTGTGGCGGATGAGGCCGGGGGAACGGGCGATGAGTGAGCAAAAGTCCGGCGCGCGTTACGGGTTCGAGACATTCGATTGCGCTCCCGCCCTGCGGCTGGAGGCCCACGAGAAAGTATCGAACCTGCATCTGGAGGGGCAGAACCGCCGGATGGAGAAGTTGGAAGCGGGAATGGAAAAGTTGGAGCGCCGCCTGTGGCTGACGGTTTACGGCGTGGTCGGCGCGATCCTTGCGCAGGCTTTTCAGTCGATCCTGGCGGCAGTGCCGCTGGCACAATGAAGCCGCTAAAGAAAGGGTACAAGATGGATACGGGACTAGAGCGTAAATTCCACCGGTTCGACGCGGACCTGGTGGTGTCGGATGCCAAGGACGGCACGGTGATCGAAGGCTATGCAAGCCTGTTCGGGGCCTGCGATCAGGGCAATGACGTGGTGACGAAGGGCGCTTATGCGGAATCTTTGAAACGGCTGATCGCGGAAAAGCGCAGCGTCAAGATGCTGTGGCAGCACGACCCTACGCAGCCCATCGGCATCTGGGACGAGGTGCGCGAGGATGCGCGCGGCCTGTATGTCAAGGGGCGGCTGCTGGACAGCGTTGGCAAGGGCCGCGAGGCGGCCGCGCTGATCGCGGCGGGAGCCATCGACGGGCTGAGCATCGGCTATCGCACAGTGCGCGCGGCCAAGAATAAAAAGGGCCAGCGGCTCTTGACGGAACTGGAGCTTTGGGAGGTGTCGCTTGTGACCTTCCCGATGTTGCCCAGTGCGCGGGTGGCGGCAAAGGGCGATAGCCCTGACACCGACATGCTGCGTGAATTGGCGGCGGCCTTCGAGGACGCGCGCCGGGAGTTGGCGCGCGACTAAGCGCTGTCAGGGTCACCAAAGATAGGAAGACTGGATGAGTAAGACCGAGAGCAAGTCTCGGACCGGGGAAGCTGTGTCTCCGGCCGCCGAGGTGAAGTCCGCCATCGCGGGATTCGTGAGCGACTTCAAAGAGTTCAAAGACGCAATTCAAACCCGAGTTCAACAACAGGAAGAGCAACTGACCATGCTTGATCGCAAATCTTTCACCCCCGTGGCGCGTCCCGCGCTGTCCCGTTCGGCCGAGGCCGAGGTTCCGCACCAGAAGGCGTTCAATGCCTATGTCCGTTCCGGCGACGATGACGCGCTGCGCGGTCTGGAGCTTGACGGCAAGTCCATGTCCACCGCTGTAAACGGCGATGGGGGCTATCTGGTGGATCCCGAAACCTCGGCCATCATCCGTAGCACGCTGATGTCTTCGTCCTCGGTCCGTTCGATCGCCAATGTGGTGAATGTCGAGGCGACGTCCTATGACGTGCTGATCGACCACACCGATGTCGGCCATGGCTGGGCGACCGAGGTGGATGCGACCACCGAAACCGGCACGCCGTCGATCGACCGTATCACCATCCCGCTGCACGAGCTGTCGGCCCTGCCGAAAGCCTCGCAACGACTGCTGGATGACAGCGCATTTGATATCGAGAACTGGCTGGCGGGCCGTATCGCGGCCAAGTTCGCCCGTGCCGAGGCCGGCGCATTCATTTTCGGCAACGGTATCGACAAGCCCAAGGGCTTCCTTGCCCATCCTTCGGTGGATAACGGCAGCTGGACCTGGGGCAACCTGGGTTATGTCCCGACCGGTGCGGATGGCGATTTCAACGGTGCCGACGCGATCATCGATCTGGTCTATGCGCTGGGTGCGCAATATCGCGCCAACGCGACCTTCGTGATGAATTCGAAAACCGCGGGCACCGTGCGCAAGCTGAAGGATGCCGATGGCCGCTTCTTGTGGTCCGATGGTCTGGCTGCGGGCGAGCCTGCACGCCTGATGGGTTATCCGGTGCTGGTCGCCGAGGACATGCCCGATATCGCAGGCGACGCCATGGCGATTGCATTCGGCGATTTCGCCAATGGCTATACCGTGGCTGAACGCCCCGACCTGCGCATCCTGCGCGATCCCTTCTCGGCCAAGCCGCATGTGCTGTTCTATGCGACCAAGCGCGTGGGCGGCGACGTGACCGATTTCAAGGCGATCAAGCTGCTGAAATTCGCCGCCTCGTAAGGGGAGGTGAACGGGGGCCGGTCCGCCGGCCCCTTCCGGGCGCGCGCTTCCCTATCCGAGCGTTGTATAGCTGCTCCCTCCGTCCGAGCAACGTAAGGGTGCGCGCGTCCATCACGGGGTCGAGGGGGCCGGAATTTTCGGAGTTAAGTCCATGATGTTAGTCGAAGAGACCACGGTGCCCCAAGCGGCGCTTCCGGTCGCGGAATTCAAGGCCCACTTGCGTCTGGGCAGCGGCTTTGCCGAAGATCAGGTGCAAGACGTGGTTCTGGAAAGTTTCCTGCGCGCCGCCATGACCGCCATCGAGGCGCGCACGGGCAAAGTATTGATCGAACGGGAGTTTTCCTGGACTGTCAACGGCTGGCGCGATGCCGGGGGGCAATCGCTGCCCGTGGCCCCGGCCAGTGCCATCGTCGAGCTGACGATCGAGGATCAAACCGGCGACGTGCAACTGATCGACCCAGAGGCTTACCGTCTTGCGGTGGATATGCAGCGCCCGCGCCTTGTGCCGGTGTCGAGCCTATTGCCCACCATCCCGCGGGCCGGTGCGGCGCGCGTGACGTTCATCGCGGGTTATGGCCCCGACTGGACCGATCTTCCCGCCGATCTGGCGCAGGCGGTGATGCTGCTGGCCGCGCATTATTATGAATACCGCAACGAGACCGCGCTTGGGTCGGGCTGTATGCCTTTTGGTGTGACCAGCCTGATCGAGCGCTATCGCACGGTGCGACTGCTGGGTGGGGGTGCGCAATGAAGGCTCCGCATCTGACAAGGTTGCTGACGCTTGAAACGCCTGAGCGGATTTCGGACGGGGCGGGGGGCTATAGCCAGGTCTGGTCCGAGTTGGGCCAGCATTGGGCGGATGTGTCTGCCCGCACCGGGCGCGAACGCGCGGTCGAGGGGGCGTCTGCATCCCTGACGGGCTATCGGATCGTGGTGCGCGGCGCGCCGGTGGGCAGTGAAAGCCGCCCCCGTCCGGAACAGCGGTTCCGCGAGGGCACGCGCATTTTCCGAATTCTGGCAGTGGCCGAGTTTGACCACGCGGGCCGCTACCTGACTTGCTACGCGGAAGAGGAGGTTCTGGCATGAGCTACGCAATTTCAGCCGCCCTGCAAGCGGCGGTTTACCAATGCCTTGCGGCGGATACGGCGTTGGATGCGCTGGTATCGGGCGCGATTTACGACCAGCTGCCATCGGGCACATTGCCCGACGCCTATGTCAGCCTTGGTCCTGAACTGGCACGCGACCGGTCGGACCAGACCGGCCACGGCGCGAACCATGATTTTTCAATCACGGTGGTGACGAACGGGGCCGGATTTCAGGGCGCGAAAGAGATCGCCGCCGCGATCAGCGATGCGCTGGACAATCCGGCGCTGGTGTTGGGGCGGGGCAGGCTGGTGAGCCTGAATTTCCTGTGGGCCAAGGCCAGCCGGCAAGGCACCGGCGCGCTGCGGCGCATTGATATGAGGTTCCGCGCCCGCGTGGAAGATGAATGACAACCCTGGATAAGGAGTGACTGCCATGGGTGCCCAAAACGGCAAGGATTTGTTGATCAAGATGGACATGACCGGCGACGGCCTGTTCGAGACAGTGGCGGGTCTGCGCGCCACGCGGGTGAGTTTCAACGCGGAAAGCGTCGATGTCACCTCGTTGGAATCGACCGGCGGCTGGCGCGAATTGCTGGGCGGTGCCGGTGTGAAATCGGCCAATATCAGCGGCTCTGGCGTGTTCAAGGATGCGAACACGGACGAGCGCGCGCGCCAGATCTTTTTCGATGGTGAAACCCCCAACTTTCAGGTGGTGATCCCCGATTTTGGTGTGGTCGAGGGCGCGTTTCAGGTCACCTCGCTGGAATTCGCGGGCAGCTATAATGGCGAGGCGACGTATGAATTGTCGCTCGCCTCGGCTGGTTTGCTGAACTTTACGGCCCTGTGATGGAAGCGCGGGCCATGGCTAACCCCCATGCGGGCGAGGTGTTGCTGGTCATCGACGGGCAGCCCCACGTGCTGAAGCTGACGCTTGGCGCTTTGGCCGCTCTTGAGGCCGAACTGGGCGAGGACAGCCTTGTGGCACTGGTGGAACGGTTCGAAGCAAGCCGTTTCGCTACCCGCGATGTGCTGGCCCTGCTGGTGGCGGGCTTGCGTGGGGGCGGCTGGCAAGGGCGTGCCGAAGATTTGGGCAATGCCGAGATTGCGGGCGGACCGATGGGTGCGGCGCGCGTTGCCGCCGAGCTGCTGGCCCGCGCCTTTACCGTGCCGGGAGAGGCGGGATGACCCGTTTCGACTGGCCCGCCCTGATGCGGGCGGGCCTGCTTGGCTTGGGGTTGAAGCCCCACGAGTTCTGGGCGCTGACGCCCGCAGAACTGATGTTGATGCTGGGCGCAGGGCCTGGAAGGGCCCCGCTGAACCGGGCGCGTCTGGATGAATTGCTGGACGCGTTCCCCGACCAACTAGGAGGGATTGGAAATGGCAGAGATTGACGAGATCGACGGTTTGCAGGACCAGGTCGAGGCGCTTGAAGCCTCGCTTGGGGATGCCGCCGTGGTCGCAGGCGCCTTTGATGGCGAGTTGAAGCGGGTGCGGCAGGCCCTGTCCGAAACGGGCAAGGATGTTACCTCGCTTGAAAAGGGGCTGAGCCGCGGTTTGCGGCGCGCCTTTGACGGGGTGGCCTTTGACGGGATGAAACTGTCGGACGCCATGCGCAACGTGGCGCAAAGCATGATCAACACTGCCTATGCCGCTGCGGTGAAGCCGGTGACCGATCATTTCAGCGGGATGATCGCGCAGGGGGTGGGCAACCTAGTGTCGGGGATGCTGCCGTTTGAAAAGGGCGGTGCGTTCACGCAGGGCAAGGTGATGCCCTTTGCCACCGGCGGCGTCGTAAACGGGCCGGTCAGCTTTCCGATGCGCGGGGGGATGGGCCTGATGGGCGAAGCGGGTCCAGAGGCGATCATGCCCCTTTCGCGCGGCGCCGATGGCAAGCTGGGCGTGCGCGCGCAGGGGGGGCAGAACGTCAGCATCGTCATGAATATCAACACGCCGGATGTCGAAGGCTTCCGTCGCAGTCAGGGCCAGATCGCGGCCCAGATGAGCCGCGCCTTGGGGCGTGGTCAGCGCAACCGTTAACCGGAGGGACAGGCCATGGGCTTTCACGAGGTACGATTTCCCGCCAACCTGAGCTTTGGCTCGGTCGGTGGACCGGAGCGGCGCACCGATGTGGTGACGCTGGCCAACGGGTTCGAGGAACGCAACACGCCATGGGCGCATTCGCGCAGGCGCTATGACGCTGGCGTTGGCATGCGATCACTTGATGATCTGGAGCAGATGGTCGCGTTTTTCGAAGCGCGCCAAGGCCAAATGTTCGGTTTTCGCTGGAAGGATTGGGGAGATTACAAATCCTGTCGCGCCAATGGCGTGCCAACCTACGAGGATCAGGTGATTGCCTTTGGTGATGGCGCGACGCCGGCGTTCCAGCTGGTCAAGAACTATCGCTCGGGCGACCAGACCTATGCGCGGCCCATCAAGAAGCCGGTGAAAGGCACCGTGCGCATCGGCGTCGAAGCGGACGAGATGCAGGAAGCGATCGATTACACGGTGGATTATGACACCGGCATCGTCACCTTCAGCCATCCGCCAGACATTGGCCATGAAATCACCGCCGGGTTCGAATTCGACGTGCCGGTGCGGTTTGACACAGACCGCATTCACACATCGGTGGCCAGTTTTCAGGCGGGTGACGCGCCGAATGTGCCCGTGGTCGAGGTGCGGGTATGATGGATGCCGCATTGCAAGAGCATTTGGCAAAGGGGCTGACGACCTTGTGCCGCTGCTGGTCCATCACCCGCCGCGACGGCGTGGTGCATGGGTTCACCGATCATGATCTGGACCTGGAATTCGCGGGGCGCGCCTTCAAGGCTGACACCGGCATGACCGCCATGGCCTTGGAGCAGTCCACCGGCCTTTCGGTAGACAACACCGAAGCCATGGGGGCGCTGTCCGACGCCGCGATCCGCGAGGCTGATATCGAGGCGGGCCGCTATGACGGGGCCGAGGTCGTGTGCTGGTTGGTAAACTGGGCTGATGTGGCGCTGCGCAGTGTGCAGTTTCGTGGCTCTATCGGGGAATTGCGCCGTTCGGGCGGGGCGTTCCATGCCGAGTTGCGGGGCCTGACCGAGTTGCTGAACCGTCCGCTTGGGCGGGACTATCAGAAACCTTGCACGGCGGTGCTGGGCGATGGCGCTTGCGCATTCGATCTGGATTCTCCGGGATTTGTGGCCGAATTGACCGTGCAGCAGATCACCGAGGCACGGGTGTTCACCTTTGCCAGTCTGGACGGGTTTGCCGATGGCTGGTTCCAACGTGGGCGGCTGGTGGTGCAATCGGGCACGGCGGCGCAGCTTACGGGCATGATCAAGAAGGATGTGACCCGAGATGGCGCACGGGTGATCGAGCTGTGGCAACCGATCCGCGCCGAGGTTTTGGCAGGCGATACGATCCGGCTGGAGGCGGGCTGCGACAAGCGGTTTGAAACCTGCCGTGTGAAATTCGGCAACCATCTGAATTTTCAGGGTTTCCCGGACCTGCCGGGGGATGACTGGACCTTGGCCCTGCCAAGCGCCAGCCTTGATAATAGCGGGGGCAGCCGCAGATGACCGACATAGCGCAGCAGATCGTTACCGCCGCGCGCGGCTGGATCGGCACGCCTTACCGCCACCAGGCAGCCTGCAAGGGGGCGGGGACCGATTGCCTGGGCCTGCTGCGCGGCGTCTGGCGCGAGGTTCTTGGGGCCGAACCCGAAGGCGTGCCAGCCTATTCGATGGACTGGTCCGAACCGCAGGGCGAGGAACGCCTGTGGCAGGCCGCCCTGCGCCATCTTCAGCCCAAGCCGCTGACCGATACGGCACCGGGTGACGTGCTGCTGTTCCGAATGCGGGACGGATCGGTCGCGAAACATCTTGGCATTCAGGGGCACACCGGCCCCGATGCAACATTTATCCACGCCTATTCGCGTCACGCGGTCGTGGAAAGCCCGCTGAGCGCCCCATGGGCGCGGCGTATCGTGGCGCGTTTCCGCTTTCCCGAGGAGATTGGCTGA